GGTTGTACGTTACGGTCGCCGCACGCACACCGATGACCGACAGGGCGAGCATCAAAATGGACCAGATCTTTTTCATAGGTTCTCCCAACTCAAAACGTAATCCTCCTTCGCGTCCCCCGGCCCAACCTTGGACATCACCACCCGGTAACACTGATTGTTCTCGGCGAAATAAAGCTGACGCTCCCCGGTGTAGGCCGAAGTCGCGGCCCGCCAATCAATGACGTACGATGACGGCTCCGAGTCTGGACCAACCTTGGTCATGAACAACTCCCAAAAGCTGTCGTCATCGGCCATCACCACCGGAGGATCATCGCACAGCGCAGTCGAAGACGACCAATCGAGGACGAAGGAGATTGAATCAAAGTCCTCACCCTCCCGAACCAAATGGACACCATGACAGGTGCTGTCGGTGTCGCACCTAAGGACCAGATAGGTCGCACACTCCGCGTCTTCGACAACCGTCAGGATCGCCACGTTCGAGGTGACGGACCCAGCGGAGTTCGAGACGATGACGCGATACCTTCCGGAGTCAGGAAGGGACACGGGATCGAACGCCAAATTGGGAGTGGTCTCACCCGCAATATCAATCCACCCAACGGAGTTCGCGATCTGCCACTGGTAGGTCTCGGCGTAGAGCGCGACGACCGTCAGGGCCATCCGGTCCCCCACCGTCACCGTCTGCGTCGCCGGATGCACGATGATCACCGGAAGCCGAGGACCCGGAACGCCATCGTCATCGATCGTGATCTCGTTGGAATCAAAGTCCTGATCGCAGACAGTGATCACCGCCTTGTAAACGCCGGCCGCGCACACCCGAGCGCCGGTGTTCCCAAACGACTCCAAGCACACTGCGGGCTTTGCCGTCGATGCCTTGACCGTCTCCGAATCGAACTGAAGAGGACTGTCGCAGTCGGGTTGGACCACGATGATGTCGATCTCATGCGGCAACTCATCGAGCAACACCACCTGGATCTTCCGCCCCGGCCCGTCTACCACCAGAACTCCGGATGTAGTGTCGGGAGCTACAACCCCACCAACCCCACCGAACTGAGCGGAGAACTCGAAGTCCGAAACCACCTCGGGCGGAAACGTCCCAACCAATTCAAAGTCGACCCAAGTCGGAACGCCGTATGGGATGTTGATCGGCCGCACGAAAGCCACTGTCCAAGATCCACACGCGGCCGGACCCGGATCTGGCGGATCAACCGGAGGTTCCACCGGAGAATCACCGATGCAGTAGTAAGTCACCAACCCCTTGGCGAACGAGCCGAGCCACCGAAAATGCGGGGTTGGTTCATACGCCGCATCCCACGCATCGGGATCGCAATCAATTCCTGACTCGGTCAAGGGCTCAGCCTTGAACCAATCGACGGGAGACGGTGACGTGAGATCGACCCAGGTTGGACTCGAACGCCATTGAACAAACTTCCCACCCGCCGCCACCGTTGCTTCATAGGAGGAATTGACGACCTCCATCGCCGCCATGTGACAGTCGATCTGCTCCTGAGTGAGGATCGAAGCTGGATCAACCCCGGGAGCGATCAGCCAATAGAGCCCGCTGTTGATCTCCTCAAGCGTGTGACCATTGGCGGTACATGGAGCGAAGTCGGACATTAGGCTTGGGAGTCGTAGACCAGCACGTCATCTCGATACCACCGCACGCGCGACGGCTGAGCCCCGTTGTGCTGGATCCCGAGGCCCTTGGCTCCATCCGCGTATTCACCCGTCTGGGAAATCACCACTGAAGTCGGAACCGAACACAAGGCACTGCCCGAGCAATCTGGAAGCTGATCATGCAGATCCTGATTCACGAACGTCCCGAGACCAATCGACTCCCAGCCAAACCTCCGCCACCCGCCGAGCCTCAGCACCCTGCCCGACACATCAGCCTGGGCGTTCAACACCAAGGCCCAAACCCGCCGCCCCTTCGATCCCTCGGGAGACCGGGTATCCAGCGGGAGGGCGAGTGTCGGAATTTCCTGGGGCTTGGTACACGACATCAGGACATCCGGGTTGTGCGGTAGGCGACGACCACCACATGATACGGCGGCATGTTGTTGTGCGCCTTGTCTCCGCCCGCGTCATTCGCAAGATCAACCTTGGGGAAGGTGTCAACATCCTGACCATCACCACCGACGCCACCATTGACCTTGGGCGTGTAGAGAAAACGACCGACCAACGGGTCGGCCTCGGTGCCTTCGGCGGTTGGGATCTGAAGTGTGTGCTTATGCACCGGCATCTCATCGATCGTCAGCGTGTGCTCCTTGTCGCCGCCCGGACCCTCGATGCCGACCAGCCCCGAGACGTTGCCGCTCTCCAACTCCCTAAAGTCCGCGTTGAGCTTAAAGCGGCCGGCGATGTTCGGTGCTCCGCCTCTACGTTCTTCGTCGGCCACCACCCAAAACGGAGAGACCGAATCCCGTGCGTCATCGTATGCATCTTGTTCCTCGGTTGTGAGCCACATCTTCTCCACCTGCGCGCGTACATCTTCCTGGCTCATCCCCTCGCTCACCACGATGTCCATCGTCGCACCCGGGGGGAAGATGATCGACCCGACTTCCCGGGCGGCCGAAACATTCGGGATTCCATCCTCATCGAACAACCAACCGGCGAGAGCCGTGAGCTGCTTGATCGACTGAAGGAAAGCCTTGATCACATCACAGGTCTGCATCGACCCCGTGACGGTCGGAACGGTCAAAGATGTAACGGGTGAGCCCATAGATTATGCCTTTTGAACCACCGCCGAATCCCTCCACCATTGCCGCAGATCTTCATTGAACTTCCGGATCAACTTCGCCTGTTCAGGAAACGCCCCCTCCAGACGCGGATCAACCCCCATCTCTGGGGGTGGCTTCGATCCGGATTCGGACACGATGTCGGTCGCGCCCTTACGTCGCTGCTGCTGAATCTCCCTGGGAGTCATTTCGGATTTTCGCTGGGAACAACATGTCGACCGAATATGGGTTGTACTGCACAGGATTATCCTGGCGGAACTGCTCGAACTTCAACGTCGCCAGCTCATCCCGGTACATCGTCAGGAGATCAGCGAACCCATCACACCCCTCCTTGTCGTACGCCACCATGTACCGGCGAAGCACCTCGGTCACCCTGTCGTTGTCCGCCCACCAGATCTCAGAATCATCCAGCCACTTTCGTTGGATGCCCTTCCACCGAATACCAATCGACCACCCGTCGGGCACCCAGGGGTAGACCACCAGATCGCCCTCGTCGCGCGCCCAGAAAACCTGGGAGGTTGGATAGAGCGGCGGAAGGTCGGGATCTCCGCAATCGTAAGATCGAGCGAATGCAGTTTGCATCGACTGCATGTGTAACGCGCTGACGAGCGTCGCATGCATGGTCTCGCACCCATCATTGCCCACCGCCACCTGGACAATATCACCCGACGGCGCATCCATCACGGTCGCGCCCGAAACCTGGGCATCCCAGGTCCCGGCCACGATATCCACATTGCCCTCCTGGAACCTTGGGATACTCCGCTGGATCGCCGTCAGGCCATGCCGAAACGTGTGCTGCTTCAGCGACAGCAGACTAGGGCTGAAGCGTCGCGGAAACGCCAGCCCCAGCACACTGTTGATCAAGACGGAGTATTTCACTTAGGGTTCAATCGGAGTCTCGTCGGCCAACCCACTCACGCCCGGAGGAGGTTCAACCACGGGGACGGCCGACGCATTCTTCGGCTTTGCCGGGCGGCCGGGCTTACCCACGGTTTTGACAGGAGCGGCACCCGGGGCGGGTGAAACGTTGGACGGTGTCACGGACGGCGCTTGCGACGGCGCGGAACGTCCTCGATCGGATGTTGGATCCCGCGGCGGAAACGTCCGGCGAACTGAAGGCTGTTGGGTTTTTTTTTCCTCACCAAGCACCACATCAAATTGCTCCTTGGTGATCTCCTGAACCTGCCCCTTGGACTTCTCCGCCGCTTCGTCCAGGACCTTGATCGTCGCCGCATCCTCGGTGGAGATCACGCCGAATGAAGCGATTCGAATCCACGGCACAGGCTTATTGTCGACGAGAATGATCGGGTGGTGAATGTTCCGTTTCCTGTAGAATTTCATCGATTGTCCTTTTATCAAAAAGGGCGCGACTTTGCAATCGCGCCCTTGGGTTCACATTTGTCCGAGCGTCGATCAGCAGGAGAGACCAGTGTCCCACGGAACGGCGCCGATACCAATTCGAGTCGGGTCGGTGGTGATGGTCGGAACTTCGAGAGAGATGTTCTCAAGCATCAGACTCGCGGCCGGGCACTCGACGACGTTCGTCCAGCTCATCGAAGAATGGCGGTACGACGTTTTCTTCGTCTTCATCCGGCACGCCATATCCTGCGACAACTTGGCCAGATCCTGGATCGAGCCCGTGCTGTTGGTCACCGAGGACGAAGCGACGATCGCTTGGTAGATCGAAGACCAGTCCAAGCACCAGATCCGGTTGCCCGTGCTCTGGATGTCCACGTCGGTCATCCGGCGCATCGCGTCGAACCAACTATCGAAATACTTGTGGGTCATCACACGCAGGGTCTTCCCCGCGGGGAAGTCCAGGATGTAGTCGCGCCACATGAAGCCGAACTTCTCCTGCATGCCCGGCTTGAGATCCAGGTTCATCCGCATGGTGTCCTGGGTCTGCTCCTTGTAGTAGGCGATCATCGCCTGCTGGAACTTTCGGGCGAAAGTGGAGTTCATCCACATCTCGAACACCGGAGTCTCGACCCCGTTCTCCGAGCGGATCTGATCCATGTAGTAGATCTGCTCGAACACATGGGTCATCAGGTCAAGCCGACCACCCTTGAGATCGATCAGACGATTGCACTCGGTGAGTTGGTGAACGACACCGATTGGGTTGGCCCGTCGACCAACGCACGAACCTTGATCCGGGAGATCCAGACTGTCGAAATCGAGAGTGATCGTCGGAAGCTCATCCCAGGTGTTGTACGTCTGCTTGTCGCTCAGCGGTTGGCCCCAGAAGAAATTCTCCACCTGACGCCGCTGCCAATCCTCGGACATCTGACGGCTGTATTCCACATCGTCAACGTGGTAGTATTCCCGGTACAGCGGATTGTCCTGGAGGACCCGCTGGATGAATTCCTTCTGAACCTCCGAGTCGCAGACGGTGAACCGGCTGCTGCCAACCCAGTAGTACGAATCCTGCCGGGTGTTGATCGCCGGAATCTGAGAACAGAACGATTCATAGTCCGTGACGTTGACCAAGCCGCGGGTCAAAATCGCGTAGTCGAATGCATCGGCGGTCGTCACGCCGGGCAGGACTACACTGGGGGCAGCCAGAAGCCAGATCGTGATATCGCCCGCCACGTCCTCCACCTTCTTGATCGTCGCCGCCGCGTTGTTCACGCTGCCGTCATTGAGCTTGGAGAAGAGGAAGACCTGCTGCTCAAGGAACCACCAGTTGACGTTGTCCGGAATCGTCGAAGACAAGGGCGTCACCACGTACTTGTGTGAACCCGCGGGCTCACCGCCACCCGCGGCGCCACCATAGACAACCTTCCAATACTGGTTGTTGATCGGCCCCTTGCGTGCGGCCTTGATGAACGGCTCGTACTCCAGGACGCCCGAGGACTTCCGGCGAGACGCCATCATCCCCTTGTTCCAGTTCCGGCGCGTCGCCGAAACCCAGTCGTACAGCGAATTGACCTTCGGCAAACACGCCTTGGCCACGAAGTCAGCCTCGGCGATTGCGGAATTCACCCGGGGCAATCCGTTGTCCAGGTAAATGGTGTCCCATTGGTCGGGCATGACGGGCTTCACCGAACAGACGGTGATGCCCGCGCATCGATCGAAGTCCTCAACATAATGGGGGCAGCACTTCTTGAACATTGCCCCTCCGTACAAACTGGAAAGCGTGGTACTCATCTACCGCTTAGCTCTATCAGGCATCAGGCTACTCATCAAAGCCGCGAAGCCTGACTTGGGATCGACACGAACGGTTTCAGATCCAGTTCCAGCGCCACCCCTTTCCGACATGCCGCGCGACACCTTAATCTCCTGACGTACAGGAGTTTGAGTTGTTGGCTTGGCTTGCTCCTTCTGTGATGCTTGCCTCACTGGCTTGGGATTTGACTCATCCTGTTCATCGATCTTCGCACCGTACTTCTTCAGGATTTCTCGCTCGGACTTCCACTTTTTGGACGCCATGTCCGCCGCATCGATCTCTAACTGACGGGAAACTTCCTCCAAGCCAATCGTCCAATATCGCGCCCGCTCAGCCTGAGACATCGCTGCATATCGCTCGACCGGCGCGAATTCCAATGTCCGACCGTCATCGGATTGACGAACCCGCTCGTCCCTTGGTCGGGATAGGACGAACGATTGAACGCGGCTCACCACATCGATGACCTCCGCGTGAACAGGATTGCGCTGATCCAGATTCACCGCGTTCGAAGTAATGCGGATGTACGCATCTGCAACATTGCCCTTCGCGTCGGCCGCGGCATTGATGATCTCGACCTCTCGGGGATTCTTCTCCTCGATCTCCTTCACCAAGTCCTGAGTGATATTGGCTGGATCAATCTTGGGCAGCACCGCAGTCAGGGCGGCGGCGGCAAGACGCTGGCGCGCGCTGATTACAACCGGGGCAATCTGCTGCTCGATCTGATTGGCGCGCAGAGGTTGCATCACCGTCTTCAACTGCTCCTGAACGCGAGCGTCGACCTTGGCATTGATCTCCGCGTCTTCCAGGGCCTTCTCCGCCGCCGCAATATCCTGCTCTTCGATCTTCGGCGTGTGCCGCGAGTAGAAGGCCGCGTGCTCGTCTGCGTCAGGATCGAAAGACTCGCCGTCGTTCTTGGCTTCCCAGGATGCGCGATACTCCTGCTCCTTCGTGTGGAAACCCTGAAGCTGCTGCTTAATCTTCCCGTACTTCTGGGGATTCGCCTGGGCCATTACGTCGAAGACCTTGGCGCTTTCCCGGTACTCCTCCGGGTAATCATCATCCACCTTCTCCACCTTTGGCGCCGACTGCTTCAACACCTCGGCAGCCGTACGCGCCGCAACATTCGCCACCACCTCAGGCGTCATCTGCTGGGGCTCCGGCTCCTTGGGAGGCTCCGCCTTTTCCGCCGACTTCTTGGGCTTCTTCCCGAGGATCTTCTCCGCCCGAATGTCCGATTCCGTAGGAGCCGGATCACCCTCGCCTTCCTTCGGTTTGTCCTCGGCCTTGGGTGCCGCGGGCTTTGGATCGACCGCCTTCGGCTTGGGTTGGGCCTCGGCTTTCGGCTTGACCTCGCCTTCCTTGGGTTTGTCTTCACCCTTGGGCTCACGCTTCAAGAAGCTGAACAACGTCGGGCCGACATTGGCCAACCCAGACCGAACCGAATCGGTATCGCCCGACTTTCCCTCTGCTGCCTTGTCTTCGGCCTTGGGGCCAACTTCTAGGTCTACCTGAAATCGTGGCTCCGGAATTTGGGCGTCCGGAGTTTGGTCAGTCTCGGTCTCGTTTGCTGGGATGTCTTTGTCCATGTGATGATCCAGACACATGGATGCAGAAGATTCAAGTCCTGGTGATGATCGTCACACTACACGGAATCTGTGAAACCCTCATGTAGTCCTCCAGAACTGAGATCGCAGCCGTCAGATCTCTCGCCTCTTTCTCGGACTTTTCTTTCTCTGACCTGGATGGAGCAAACGTATGCCATGCGGCGCTTGCAATAGCCGCATCTCGGCGCTGAACCAGATGAGTCCTAAAGTCTTCAACGATAGGGTTGTCCATCCACTTGTTGAACGCCTCGATCTTTGACGCAGTCCAGTCCTTTTTCTCCACTTCAATCATGCCATCATCTGGGGTTGGGACGCCTGACGGACCATCGCCACGACCTGGGCGAGCGCCTGTTCAAGCTCCTGGTTTTTCTGTTCGAGCCCGCCAACTTTCTCCATCAGCGGCTTGAGTAGCTCCTCGCGAAGGCCCGTCCCGATCTCCTGCATTTGACCTTCCATGATCTGCTGAACCATCTGTTGAACCTGCTCCATGATCTGGGGGACAGCCGGCGCAGCTCCGGCCTTCGGCGTCGGGATCTTTGCCTCAGGCGGCATGCCGGCAAACTGGCCGACGGTGTTGAACATATCAACGATCCCCTCAACGCCAAACGCCTCAGAGATCTGCGGGACGGAGAACACGGTCTGGGCAAACTGCATCAACGCCGTCGCCACCTGAGCGTCATTGACCCGGCGAGATCCCTCACGGTCGGTGGAGAAGCTGGCGAGGCTCAGCGACGCCTTGTCCGCCAAAACGCCAGCCTTCCTTCCCGCCCCCTCCTCGATCAGGACCCCCATCGAGTCCAGCTCTGAACGGTCCACGTCGTTGATGTCCGCGATGTTCGCCATGATCAGATCATCTCCATAGGCCATGAACCCTTCATAGATCTGGGTCTTCTGCGCGCCGATCGCATGGTCAAAAAACGAATCAGTCAGGCCGATACGATTGTTGGCGAAGTCCGTGGTAACCCGGATCTCCTGCGCCGACTGCACGTGCTGGCCGGTCGTCCCCACCTCCTGGGCGGTGAACCCGTGAACACGTTCGAGCATCCCCAACACGGTATTGATCGCCGTCACCACCTGGATCGCGTCAGCCACCGGGAAGCTCACTGTTCGAAACTGATCCGAGATCTGGGCGGTCGTCGCATCTCCCTGAGCATCCTTGAAGGACACGGGCACAAAATTCGGACCTTGCCACAGGCCTGCTGCCTGGGCAGTCAGAGAATCGATCACCGACTTTTCCACCGAGTCTTTGTTGTAGTAGATGACGTTCATCAGGTTCCGCTGAACCGTCACCAGATACTGCGTCAGGAGATTCCCCACCGTGTCCTGGAATGGCACCAGATCGGTGACCATTGAAGTCGGCCGCCAATGCGACTGATCCCCCTGGTACTGCATCACTCGAACCGGGGTGTAGGCGTAGGGCTCGACCAAGATCGGAGTATCACCATTGGCCATGACAAAGCAGAACCAAACGTCCCCATCATAGTCGAACATGTCCCACTCTTTGGGGTTCAACTTCTGGAAGATCGGAGTCAGGACAACGCCCTGGTCGTGATTGGTATAGATCAGTCTGTTTGCCTCAGCCGTCCGATCCAGGTCCGAGCCGTAGTTCTGACCAGCGAACCCCGCTGGCATCGTCATCGAGCACGGAAAAAGCTGATTGTACTGCGTCCATCCCGAAGTCTCGATCCATGCACCAGAACCGAATCGACCCTGGCGCTGCTCATCGGTCAACCAGTAGTCCTTATTCGCCAGCACATCACCCCATCGGTAGATGTCCCAATACCCGGCGAACGCCATCCCGGTATTGGTGTTCAGCGTGGACATCCGGTGATTGAGATCGAAGAACGTGCGGGCAGGGTGAGGCATGGCCGATCGGATACCCTCCCGAACCACGACTTTCGTCATCCCATCCTCACCCATGAACATCTGCTCTTCCTTGTAGTACGGCTCCATCGAGAACGTGAACTGATAGCCGTACTTGAGCGCCGCCAGAGACTCCTGCCGAAAGTCCGCGCGATACCCCATCTCCTGAACCATCTGGTCGGCGCGCGAAGTGAAGATCTGTGCCTTGAGGTGGTTCTTTCTGGAAAACACCCGGGGTGAATACTTGAGCCACGGACTGGAATCCCTGCCCGTAACCAGCGTCGCCCACCGAGCATTCAGATACTGCTGGCAGATCGGCGCCACAATCTCCACCAGCGGCGCATCGGTGATCTTATACAACGGATTGCCAGACTTGTCGGTCGTAGGCATTCCATCCTTGTCCACTTCCTGACGGATCAACGCGGTCAGTCCCCAATCCTGGAGAGTCCGAATCAACTGCTTGGGATCGGGGTTCTGCGAACGAAGACCACGCAATGCCGTGGCTCCAAGAGATCGATTCGAAACATCACACGCCTGATCAATGATCCACCAGTGGCGACTGTGCTTCAACTGCCGGTTGACCCCCTCACGAATACGCCCTTCTGTCAGTGCAAGGAGATCCCGGATCTTGTCCTTCCGCGCGGAGATCCCGGCATCCGGAACGAACGTCTGCCGAAGTTTCTCCGGAGAATAACCGGAAGCGTAGAGCGCCCTGATATCAACCATGTGACGAATGAAACAATGATGTTGGCCAAAACTCAAGCCGGCTCGACCATCTCCATCTCCGAAGGCCCGACCGTCGCCTTGAACACATACCCAAGCTCGAACATTCGGACCTTCGGCGGCTTGGTCGACCCGACGATACTGACGTTCACCGGGTTGTTCTGGACCTTCCGGTTGTGATCGATCAGCCGGATGGCCGTCGCCCGATCGATCGCCTTCGTCCGCCCGCGATCATCCATCAACTTCTGCTCACGCTGAATCGCCAGTGCAATCCGGCTGGCGTTCTCCGAAATCGCGGTGAGCAACCGGGTCTTCGCCTCGATCGCCCGCATCGACACCATGGGGTCGACATGGGGTTTCGCGATGATCGCATCGTACTGGGCGATCAGTTGGTCGAACTGCCGGTCGTGCGCCCGCATCAACCGATCGACCTTGACCGACAGTGATTCCAATCCACCCCGCTGGATCGGCGTGGACTTGTGGATATCCACGTAGATCGGCTCAGGTTTTTCTTCAGGCTTTCCAACCATACTCGGCGGCACGTTGATCACCAGTTGCTACCAGAAAGCATTGCTTCTTCTTGTACTTGTGAACCAACGGGATATCGCACCAACACCCATCGGGATTTCCCCACTTATCCACAACCCCGGGCGTCCCACATGTCCTCAACTTTTTGTCGAACAACGGACACCCCCAACACGACCAGAGGCGATCCGCCTGGACCGTCGGTTCCGCCTTCTCCGATCCAATCAAACTGACCAACCCGCGGACCCCTCCGATGATGTGCGCCGTCGCCTCAGGAACGGGCAACGATCGGTACGATCCAACGACAGCCGCCGCCGATGCACGAATGAATTGCCACATGCCAACTGGTGATAACATCATCACGCATGGTCGCGCAAGAAGTCTGGCAGCCGCCGCTGCACCAGCGTGGGGCAGAGATATGCAACGACAAGCATAGATATCTCCTGGTTGCGGGCGCCAAGAAAACGGCAAAGACCATCTCGATCTGCCAGAAGGCCGCGATCCACCTTTACGACTACGACCACTCTCATGTCGGACTCGTGGTGAAACGTCAGGAGAACGCGCGAACCGGCGTCTGGCCGGACATGACGAGTTTCGTCACGGAGAACATCTGGCAGGAGACGGCGAGCGCCCTCCATTACCACCTAAAGCCCCGGGTGACGCCCGAGACCAAACGCCGGATCTTCAGCGTCTACAACCGCCATGGCGGGGTGTCCAACTGCACGCTCGTCACGGCCTACCGCGCGTCGGAGATCGAGGAGGTACTGAAGAACACACGGTTCTCCTTCATCTACATCAACGAGGCCGACCAATTCCCCGAGACCATCTTCTCCGCCGCGGCCGACCAGTTGCGCCTGACCCACATGGGGATCCCAGAGGCCGCACATCAGCTTGTCCTGGACTGCAATCCTCCTACGGAGGGCGAAAAACATTGGCTATACCGAAGGTTCATCGACACCGAGGGGAAGGATGCAAATTGGTTCCGCGATCACCACGTGATCAAGACGTTCATCGCGGACAACCCTTGGCTCAGCCGGCGAGAGATCGATGACTTGGTCAGCCGCTACCGCAGTAGTCCCAGGTTGTACGCCCGATACGTCGATGGGATCTGGGTGCCGTCATCAGAGGGATCGTTGTTCGAGGAGATCTTCCGGGAGGAGCAACATGTGGTCGGCGAGAGCTTGGCGGGAAAACCCCAAAGCTCTTGGAACATCCTTCTCCCACCCCGCCACACCAACCAACTGATCTGCGGATGGGACTTGGGTGACGTGAACCATTCAATGGTCATCCTGAGCAAGCGATGGCACCCCGACGGGTATTACTGCTACGACATCCTGGAAGACGTGACGAGCATGGCGCGCGAGATGTCGATCCGACAGTTCACCAAGAAAGCATTGGTCCGACTCGAATACTGGTGGGACATCCTGAAGCGTCGCGAGGCCGAACTGGTATCGACTCACCACTGGTCGGACCCGACGGCGTTCCTCACGAAGTCCATGGGAGCCCGAGGATCGAACACCCATGCGCTTGAGGTAAAGAACGCGAGCAACGGCCGGATCATCCTTCGGCCGGTCCGCAAAGGCCCTGGGTCTGTCGCCGCCCGCGTGTCGATGATGGAGAATCTCCTGATGGACAATCGGATCTACATCTCGATTCTGGCGACCAACGTGATCAACGCGATGATCGGCCTCAAACCCTCACCCAATGGGATCGCCCGCGCGCCAATGCTCATCCATGCGTTCGATGCTTTGACCTACGCGATCTCGGGCGAGATCGGAAAAGACCTCCGGGAAGAAAACGAAGAGGAGAAGGACAGTGGTCAGCACCAATTCCGAGCCGTCCGCTAGGCCGGGGTGCTGGATATTCCCATGCACACCTCGGAGGATTCACAGAACATGACCCGGATGGTTCCGTAGAAGACCTCCGTCCCACTCGGACCCTGAGTCGTCCTCAGAACGTCCGCCAGAGCCATCTGACTGCGCGCCAGATCACCCACAAGAATTGCATCCGGACGGCGGCCTGGGTTCGACGCACTCCACATATCGAATGCATGCTGAACGCGATCAGCCACAACCTTTCGATATCTGATTTTGACCGGATCACTTGCCATATATTTCCTTCACTGATTCCTGCCATTTGCTGAGATGCCGGACGAACATCCGGGACACCCGCTGACGATCAACCCGGGGAAGTTGATCGAGGTGGGCAAACCCACCGGCCTTTCCAATCGACCGAGCAAGGAACCACCTGTTCCTCCACATGTTCCTGTTGGTGATCCCACAGGCGCTCATGAACCGAATCGCATCGCCCACCCGCACGTCGAACCAATTGGGTTGCGATGAAATCCAAAGCACCCGGCGATGAGGGATCTGCGCGTTGACCGCAATCTCCTCGCTGGAAATCGGAACGACCTTCCGCTTTCCATTCTCAACCACCGTTCGCCGGGCCAACACCCGACAGACGAACGGCGGGTACATCACGAGGGTCTTTGGATCAATCATGGCGAATCGGCTTTTTCAGAACCGCATTCCACTCGGTGGACCGAAAAAGGAAACCAGTCCTATACGCTTCTCTTGGGTTGCTCTTGACCCAGTCGTGGCACGGTCGGCAAAGGGCGATGAGGTTGCCGGGTTCCAGGACCAACTGCGGGGCGACACTCCGCGGGATGAGGTGGTGGGGGTCTTGGGATTGGCGGATGTTGCAACGCTGACACCGGGGGTGGTCGGTGAGTAGACGGAGGGCGATTGGCCTGAACAGCTCCATTTTTCGCCTTCGCCCGGTCGATATTTTCCTGAGCGGCGATCGTCCTTGCGGTAACAACATCGGTAATCACTCTCTCCACAATATGATCCCTCACCGCCATGATGTGCTTACACCGACCACCCGCCTGGATTTTCTGGTTGGCCCTCTGTCGATATTCATAATCCGGACAATTACACCAACCATGCGGCCGGTTCACAGCGAGGTTCACCTCGTAGGGCTCCTCTGGATTCGAGGACTCTACGATGAACGTCAAAACCTCTTTATGCTCGATCTTCACGGTTCAACCGGCTCACCTGGATCAGGGCGAAAATCACCTTCCTCTTCCGGTAACTCCATGTCGGTCGGCGTCACCGTGTAGTCTTCCTTGTACGCACGCCCTGGAATCGTGACTTTCATAACATGATTCCCCTGGCCTGTGGTTGAGATTTTGAGCGCAACATTCACATCAGCCATACCTAAACCCTTCGGATCACCCTTAGCGTTGTCACGTATGCGATCCCACTCATGCGGAATAACCGATGCGAGCACTCGGGCGATCTGACGGGACATTCTCTTGATTTCGTTGGCGTTCATGATTTTGGTTTTACCCCGGAAAGCTCGGCGATTCCACGATCACAAAACCGAGCGAACTCGCAGTAATAGCGACACCTTGTGCTCTCCTGGGGACGCTCTTCAACACGGAACTTTTTGTTCAACTGCGTTTCGCGCGCGGCGGCGTTCCTCTCCGCATCCTCTTTGTTCGAGTACAGCGCGACCGCGGTCTTCCTCCCATCGGTCATCAACGCATACTCGTGGGGCTTGGCCCACCGCTCTTCATTCGTACAAAGCGGCATCTCCTTCTCGTGCTCGGTCAACCGATAGCCGATGTACGCCATGGTCTTCCCGATCGACCACATCGGAACATCCATCGGCCAGAGCGAGGCCAAGGGATACTTCTTCTCGCGAAATCGCTGATTGGGCGTGAAGTCCCGGATGTACGCGCAGGCCTTCAGCCCGGCCACGGGTATTCGATTCACCAGACACAACGCGCGATAGATGTTCAATTGTTGAACCCATTCCTCCTTGGGTCCGTCGAAGACCGCCTGAGCCTTGAGCGGCTTAAAGTCCCAAAGGATTCCATCCTCCAAGAGATCGAATTCCCCGGAGACCGTCCACATCCGATCCAGCCCCTTCCACCGAGCGAACAACCGCACTGACGAAAGAGCATAAGGCGCCTTCGAGATCAGCCCATGAATTGCTGTCCCCATCAAAGCATGGGCTCGATCCGAGGCGTCGATGTCGACCTGATCGTAATACTTGTCCTTGAGTTGCTTGATCCGAGGGGGACCGATCAGTTCGGTGACCGAAATATCGGCACCTTCCCTCCGCTCGTGCGGCGTCTTCGCCGATAACACGGTGTCGACGAGCGAGCGGGGCAACCCATGGGTATTACGAATGATCATGATTACATCCCGAGCAAGTTCTTCAGTTCGACAAACTCCTGGGTGTCCTTGCGCAACTGCACAAGTTCGGGCTTCGTCGTAAGCCACTTCTCGTAATCCGGAGACGAGATAATAAATTCCCTCTGGGCGTCATCCAGATCAGCCAAGGTCTTGCCGTGCATCTTACCACCGGGTTTCCCATAGATACACATGACCTGCGACAACTGAGCATAGGTCCGACCCGACGGACCAGTGGGCTCGGAGTTTCCGGGCTCATCCCCAGGTTCGTCCCCGGGCTCGGTTTCAGGCTCGGGCTCCGGAGGTGGGGCGGGAGCGGCGGGCGCGGCCGGACGACCACGACGCCGGGGCGCCGCATCAGCCGGAGGATGGGTCACTGCCGGCGCGGCCGCAGCGGCGGTAGTCCCAACCGAGGGAGCGGCCGCAGCAGCAGCCGGAATCACCGCCGTGACTTTACGTTCGCCACTGGGTGAATCCTTCACTGTCACCGACGGGCCGGCGTTTCCAACCAACGGGATCTGCGCGAACAGATCTGCCACCGCCTGCTTGGCATGACCAAAGGTCGATCCAAACACCGAGGGATTGACCGCTGTCGTGAACTTCCCGCGCACGACCTCGGTCCCAATGACGATCGCCCATTCAACTCCGACCTCGAAGTTCGGACTCCCATCCGTGGTCTTCGAATCCAGTTCGTTCGAAACCGGAACCCACACCCGACCAAGATGTCGGGCCGTCTTTTCTGTGATAATCCAATTGTCCATGTGTTGTGATGTTTACCTCACCGCCATCGCCTTGGTCAAGCACTTCAAGGTTCAATCTGAATGCTCGCCGGGGTCGGGCGTACGACCTCCAGTTTTCCGTCCGCGATGTCCCGTATAAATTGGGCCACCAACGTCTGTTCTCCCGTGAGAAATGATCTGGGCGCCTGCGTGTCGTGCGCCATGGCCAGCCCGTAAAGACAATCGAACTGCCGACGGGTCATCATGAAGTTCAGGGGGCGCATTGGCTCCGTTTGAAGCTTGACCCACTCAAAACCCGCGTGCCTTTGTTTTGCCATGGGTAAGCCTCTTGGACGACCTCCGACAGTGAATTCGATTGGTAGCAATATGGTGCTCGTCGGCGAGCCCTCGTGGACCACCCACTTCAACTTCAGGCGAGACATCTGGATGACGCTGCACAAGATCGCATTTGAACTTCGATGCACCCGCGGTGATCGCCCGTCGGTCTCGCGGTTGTTGCGGGAGATCGCGAACGGCAATCTCACTGTGGTGCCTACAGATCATCTGATCTCCGAGGGTGATCTTCATGTCCTGACTACGGCTCCAACATCTCCGTCTCGGCCGGATGTGGATGAGGAGTGCCGGGTTCCTCCATCTCCTCCTCAGGAGATGATTGAGCCTGGGGAGTACGATCTAACGCGGCTTCCAGATGACGATAGTCCTGAGGTAGAAGATGATGATGAACCTTGAGCGACGCGCGGGCGGACACGACATTCCCCGACCAGACGAGCATCGCCCCGGTCTCCGGCTTGTCCGTCACGCCAATTCCGATCTGACTCTTGAAGTTCAACAGGGTGGCCAGCAGTGATTCCCCGGCGATCCCGATCGACCAATTGCGAAGGCCCGAAATGTGTTTCACCTCCACGCATGAAACCCCGGTGATGGTCGAAGATTCTGACCCGAGATAAAGGACACCATCCTGGTAGGTGACGAGCACGGGAATCAACTCACTCAACTCCGATCCCATGTTGATCACCCGAAGGGCCGCGATCATACGACTGAGCTGTCCCTCATTGAGGTGAATCAACCCCGCCTGACGGTTGAGCACGTTCCCCAAAATCGGATAGGCATCGAGCTTTCGGGTGGCCAGCGCGCCCACCGCGTAGTTCAGCATCCCCCTGCGGACGGTAATTCCATCGGGACAGAATCCAATGCAGTCGCCGGCCGTCGGCTTGATCTTCCGCATGATCGTCGCCGACACCGGAACCGACTGAAGATCCTGACCATCCCGAACCATCGCCGACCACGAGCTGGAACTGGCCGAGGCGTAGAGCCGTTTATTCTGTGGGGTCACCCCCAGCCAAATCGTGTCGTCCGCCTGGGCCGTCGTCGCCGGCTCATCCGCGACCGCCCACGCAATGACATCCCGGGAATCGAGAGATACCGCCCTGTCCTTCGCAACCTTCTCCGGTGGGAACTCTACATCGGGAGCCAATGCCGAACTGATCTCCACCCCCGCGGCGTGGAACACCACCCGGTTGTCCTTGATCGAGATCTGGATATCCGCCTCGGCCGCGCGAGTGATCATGCTGACCGGCACGTCGGAGACGACAAACCGGATGGGATTCGCCACTTTCGCCGGCAACACCAATGAGGCCTCACAGCCGTTCCCAACCACCCGCATCTGGCAACGATTTGGCAGGAGCCAGAATTCGACCAAACCCCGGAGCCTCACCGTGTCCAGCCGGGTACTGCCGATGGCGATCATCGACGGCACATGACGCTTCCACGGTTCGCAATAGACCTCGGCAATCACTTCTTGGCCTTTGGATGGTGACGATCGAGGTATTCCCGGAGCGCCCGACGGACGATCTCAGACATCGTCGCGCCCGATTGCTCTGACGCTTTTTCCAGTTCCGCCCGGTCCTCGGGCTTGAGGGTGATCGGCAACCTCCGATTCTTTTCGTCCTGCTTGCTCATTGGTCGGGATGATATCACTTGTCGTCACATGATGTCAACAATCACTGTCAAAAACTCGCCACCCGTCGGACCGGCGATCAATGATCTTCAGGAAGTCCTGGAAGTTCCAGGCCACGCCGTAGACATGGCTCAGGTTGTTCAACCGAATTCCCCAGCTCACTTGTTCGGGCTTTGGCTTTTCATTCCTGGCCTTGCACTCCACCCAGTAGGTCCGGCCGTTCGGCGCGGCGATTACAAAGTCGGGCAATCCATTGTCCACAGATGTCCGCATGTCCATCCGCGAATGCACGATCTCCCAGCCGTGATCGGTGATCCATCGGATGATCTGGTCATGCAAATCACGTTCGAGTCGAACCGGCTCAGATGGTGATGGTGATTGCTGGGAGAGACTGGAAGTCGTTTGGAGTTTCTTGACCACCGGCTGGCACCACTCGCCATTCGAGTTTTTGACCAACCCTCGGCTCAATGCCCATTCGTGGGAGAACCTGCTCATCGTAGTACACAGCTACTTCATGAAACATCCGGCCTGCCATCTTTTTGGTACAAGCCTCGTATTCTTCCGCAGTGAACCGCTCATCTCGAAAAACGAACTGACCATCAACGAGTGACATGAATGTTCCACTGGTCGGTGGCAGCGAGTAGCCTAAGAAAAACCTTTCAACGTCGTTGTAGTTGTAATACGGCCTGACCAAAACCCAATGACGGACGGGCCGGATAGCCCGCCAGACACGGCCGGCGCCGGGCAAGATGGAGAATACCCCGAGGGTTCCGAGGAATGCGCGACGGTTCATGTCAAGATGAGGATCGGTTTGGGAACACTCGTCTCTGCCAGCTCTGCCGGCATTGAGGCCGCCGCCATCTGACGGACGGCCGGGCCTGAGAGTTGGTCTTTCAACTCCAGGAACTTCTGGATGTCCGCCTCCAACTGGGCGACCGCGGCCGAGATCTGGACCGACGCCGCGCCATTGGCGTCGACCATACGGTTGATCTCCTCCGAGAATTCGGTCACCCGCTTCTGGATCGCCCTGAGCTGGGTGCCGAATTGACCGAGCAAGACCGCCCGCTGATCGGTCTCGGCCTTGATCAACAACATCTGTTCGTACGCCAAGTTCGCCACGTTTTGTCCAGGGGTGTTCATGGGGTTGTCTGTCGCTTGGAGTAGACTCTAGGTATCACCTGATGTCAAGTGCGTACATCATTGGCCTCCCAACCACCGGCCGATCACCCTTTGATTTAATCTGTAGGGTTCTTATTGGAACAATCCGGTAATGGGAGTCCGGAGTGGGCACGACTCCCCCTGTTGAAGAGGAGTCGCGATTGGAGCAATCCGTATAAAGGTCGCCCGTCGCGTAACACATTATGCGCATCACGATCCACTCGCGGCAGCCGGTTGGCGGTACTGCCTCTTTGCGCACACTCCGGGGATTTCTCCCCCCAACGGTCGTGGCTGCCTCTCGGTTCTCGCCACCCCTCGGATTGTTGTTTGGGATTCCCGGTGCCGGAAACCGTACACCTGATCTATCCCGCGCGGTCTGCCTGTGGAATACCCGCGCCCCTATGTGCCGTCAGTCGCCGGTTGTGCTCAAGGACATTGAACGCCCCAGGTCGACACGAAAAAGCCCCGGCGATTTTCGTCGCTCGGGGCTGAAAAAGGTTGCACTGATCGAGGAGTTCGTAGAACTTCGACTCGTCGCGGATGGGTGTTTTCCTCGCAATGTGGCATTCATCTGTGACAGGCCTTTTGTTTTTGGCCTTACGCCGACTGGGATCTCGCCCTCAGTCGGCGTTTTTGTTTTCACCCATTTGGCACTGGGGCGCAAGAACATTCGGGTTGCGTCCGGCCCTTGACCGCCACATCATCGCAGGGTGAAACTCTGTTTCTCGGGCCTGGAACTCGTCAGGTTGGTCGCCGGGCTCTGCTTTAAACAAGACCTGAAAGAAACTGAACGCAAGATCATGAGTGCTATCCAAGAATTCGCCGCCCGTCAGGCGGAGTTCCAAACCCGAATCACCCAGGCCGTCGATGGTCTGTCGGGCGACGTGAAGTCGTTGAAGGACAAGATCGACCAACTCCAGAGCAACCCCGGCCCGATCTCGGCGGAAGATCAGGCACTGCTCGATCAGATCACGTCCGAGACCGATGCGATCGTCCAGAAGCTCGAAGCCCTGGATGGTCTGACGCCCGCGCCTGAGGCCTGACCTCACGTTCCTGGCTTCCTCGCCCGACGCTTCACCACGTCGGGCTTTTTTGTTGGTACGGAGTAGAATCGGATGATCGTGACGGGAAAGACGACCGTGACGGTCTTCGACCGCAGGATCTTCAGCTTCTGCGGTTTCATCACGCACCGATAGTCTGGATCTGATTTGGTGTCTTCCATGGATCAATCAGGTTCTACCATCTCCATCTCATCCACATCCATCATCAGGTGGTGCATTCGCCAGTAGCACGTGGACTCCGCATGTCGGCGGATCTTTGGATCGAGCTTGATCTGGTGCAACCGCGGCGCCTTCTTCACCTCGCGCTCGACCGCCTGGAACTTCCGGGTGGCCCGCCATTCGAATTCGATCAGTCCGGCGAACTCCGGAACCTCCTCGGGTTTGACCATGCCCATCGGCGTGACGTACCAGAACTGGACCGGCCGCGCCGGGTGGCCGGTGTGAAATTCATGGTACTTCACCCGTTCAACGTTCTGCCAATGTCCTTCCACAATTTGATGATCGGTCTTGGACTTATGGCTGTCGGCCGCGAAGTCCGCTCGGGTGAGCTTGATCTCGTACTCTCGGAAATACCCGCCGCCCGTGATCTCGAACAGATCGCACTCCCACCAGTCTCGCGGGGTGTACCGCGGCAGCACGAAGTTCCGACGGAACCGCTCGAACGCCAAGCACCGTGCGACCGCGCGCTCTGTGGGTTTGTCCGCCATATTGGTTATGACCGATCCGAGTCGTTCATTACGCTGTTCGAGGTATCAATTTGCACGTCACATGGCACCTCGTTTCCCCATGTTGACCATCCCATCCGTTGACGGCGGGCGAAGAGTTCCAGATACGGGCCGGGACTGACCTGCTCCACGATGTCTTGGAAGGCTTCCGGCTTTTTCGAGTGCTTGCCCCTTGGCCACTCATACCAGCGGCTTTCAGCCCGTCCC